TTTACGAAGACATTGCCAAAGTAATTAATTTAAAGAATCACGATGCTGCTCTCCATCACATAAACACAAAGAAAGTTGATAAAGTAGCTGAAAGTATTGTATTAGCCAACTTTGATGAGTGGATTTTAAATAAACTTTATCCAATGACTGCTACTATTTACGAATATGATAGCAGAAATAAAGAAAAAATATCGACAATTAGTCATATATTAGTTAAAAAGTAGTATATTTGTAAACAATCTAAAAACAAAACAAGATGAAAAACGAAACATTTGAAGACGCAATTCCAAGACCAAACGGAATTTATTTTAAGCTACATTTAGCTAAACAAGAAATTGGTAAGATTAATAAGAGTGCTGACAATCCATTCTTTAAATCTAAATATGCTGATTTAAACACTATTTTAGATGTAGTTGAGCCGATACTACATAAGTACAATTTACTGCTATTACAACCTATTATGAATGGATGTGTGCATAGTGTAATTGTTGACATTGAAAGCGGTGTAGATATTAATGCTGAGATTAAACTTCCAGAGTTGAACGACCCACAGAAATTAGGTGGATGTATTTCTTATTTTAGACGTTACACACTTCAAAGTTTACTATCTTTAAGTATGCAAGATGACGATGCAAACGATGTGACTAAACACGTTAACAAGAAACCTACAATGCCACAAGAAAGATTTGAGAAAGCATTAACTGCTATATCTGAAGGCAAAGCTAAAGTTTCAGACTTGAATCAATTTGAATTAACGGAATTACAAAAAGCAGCAATAAAATTATTATGAGCGAATTACTATTTAGATGCAGTTCACTAGGAAAGTTAATGACGGAATCTCGTTCTAAAAGCGAGGTTTTGTCTGAAACTGCAAAGACATACATTCAAGATGTATTCAAAGAAAAAGAACTAGGTATATATAAAGACTTCAGTTCACGTTATACTGACAAAGGAATACAAATGGAAGATGAAGCTATCCAGTTTGCATCAGACGTTCTTAAATGGGATTTTGTAGTAAAAAACGAAACAAGATTTAACAATGAGTGGTTAACTGGAGAGCCTGACATTTGTACAGATAATCTTTTAGCTGATATTAAATGCAGTTGGAATGGCAGTACTTTTCCGATGTTCGATTCTACTTTGAAAAACAAAGATTATTTTTGGCAGTTACAAGGATATATGATGCTAACGAATCACGATACTAGTGAGTTAGTTTATTGCCTTATGAATACACCATTTGAGATAGTTGAAGACGAAGTTAGAAGAGAACATTGGAAATTACATTTAATTGATGAAGATTTAGATGTAAGAGATGCAGTACAACTTAGCCATAACTTCGACCAAATACCGAATGAATTAAGAGTTAAAAGATTTATTGTGCAAAAAGACGAAGAAGCACAAGAGAAGATAATTGAACGTGTCAAGGTGGCTCGTCAATATTACGAACAATTAAAAACAATTTTAAGATGAGTGAAGAAAAGAAAATTTTTGTAGGAAGTGGAAAAAAGAAGTTTGATAATTTATCAGCAATATCAATTTGCTTAACTGATTTACCACAAGAACACATATTTGAATACAATGGTAAGAAATACATTAAATTGAATGTAACAACGAAAAAAGAAGCTGACCAATATGGTAAAGATATTTCAGTAAGTATCGATACTTGGAAGCCTACAACACAAGAAGCAAAGCCAACAGGTATGTCGATGCAGTCAACAAGTAGTAAACTTTCTGAAATAGATAATCTTCCTTTTTGATTTAACGGAGGTGTAAAAGCCTCCTTAATTAATTAACTATGAAAATAACAATAGAATATGACGATGTAGAAGATGCTAAACTTGCAATGAATGCTTTTGATTGGAAGCAAACAGTTTTGCAACTAGACGAACTACTAAGGTCAACTACTAAGTACGGTGTGTATCAAAATAGAGATGCTTCAGAAAGTGAATTAGATATGGCTGACTATTTAAGAGAACAAATTAGAGAATTTTTGAACGATAATAACCTGGTGCTATGAGTTACTATAAAGTATTTTACACACGAAACAATCAACCTGCATACTGGGTTGGCAAAGCTAATTCAAAAGAAGATGCTATGAAGAAAGCTGATGTACTGCCATCTTTAATATACGATGTTTGGCTACTAGATGAATGGATGGATGAATGCGATTCAAGAAGAGGTATAATTATAGATAAAGATTTGAATATTAAGAATATTTAGTTATATTTGCAAACGAAGCGTAGGAACTTCAAGAAATTTTTACAGAAAAGTCAGTCGAAAAATGGTTATCCTACGCACCATTTTAGATTGGCTTTTCGCATTTATAAATTATTATGGCTAAAGAGTTACCATATTACAAACACGAACCGAGCGAATGGCTTGAAGGCAAAATTCAGATATGTTCTGATGAAGCAATTGTATGTTTTATAAATCTTTGTGGAGGCTACTGGCTTAAACTTGGATGCATAAGCTATGCATTTGCATTACATAAGTATTGCAGAAAATCAGAATCTATAATACAAGAATTAATTGATAATGAAATTATAGAATTAAAAGATGAAAATATTGTAATAAAATTCTTAAATAATCAACTAACTGAATTCAATTCTGTATCTTCTAAAAGAAGCGAAGCCGCTAAAACACGATGGTTGAATGCAAATGCATTGCAAGTGCAATACAAAAGCAATGCTATAAGAGAAGAGAAGAGTAGAGAAGATGAGATAAAAGAAGATAAAAAAGAAAAGAAAATAAATACAAAAGCGGATGTAATTTCAACCGACCAATGGGGAAATGAAATTGATGTAAATGGCTTTCACATAAACAAAAAAAAGAAATGAAACATAAATTTAATTATAACTGGACTTTAAAAGATGCTATTTTTACAAAAGATAAAGGTAAAGTATTTAGTTGTTTTGCTTGTGGTGGCGGCTCTACAATGGGATATAAATTAGCAGGATTTGACGTGTTGGGCTGTAACGAGATAGACCCGAAAATGATTGAAGCATACAAAATAAATCATAATCCAAAATATGCATACCTTGAGCCTATTCAAACTTTTAAAAATCGCACTGATTTACCTACTGAATTGTATAATTTGGATATTTTGGATGGTTCGCCACCTTGTTCCAGTTTTTCAATGGCTGGTAATAGAGAGAAAGACTGGGGTAAAGAAAAGAAATTTAGAGAGGGGCAAGCTGAACAAATACTAGATAATTTATTTTTTGATTTCATAGATTTAGCTAAAGAACTACAACCTAAAGTAGTAGTTGCTGAAAATGTTTCAGGATTAATGATGGGAGCGGCTAAAGATTATGTAAAAAGAATTTATTTAGCTTTTAAAGATGCTGGTTATGAATTAAAAATAGAGCCTTATTTATTAGATGCTTCAAAAATGGGAGTTCCTCAACGAAGAAAGAGAGTTTTTTTTATTGCTTTACGAAAAGATTTATCTTTACAATTTATGAAACAGATAGATATGTTTCAATTAGCACCTCATTTAGATATGGATTTTTCAGAAACATTAATACCTGTAAAAGATTTTTTAGAATTAAAGCAATCAAGAGAAACACAAAATTATACAGAATCAAGATTTGGGGATGTAATGGTTGATGTAAATAGGCCTTGTAATACAATAACTCCAGCAAACAGATATTGGTTTAATAATGATAAATTATTAAGTGATAAAACTATTATAAAAATTGGGTCCTTTCCGTTAGATTACAATTTCAGTAATAAACAAGGTCAATATATGATTGGAATGAGTGTGCCTCCAGTAATGACTGCACAAATAGCAAGTAGAATATATGAACAATGGTTATCTAAATTATAAAATTATGAAACAATACAACATTTTAGGAGGTGTCGATGCAATTTCTGTTACAGAAGAACATCCACAATTTAAAGAAAAAATAATAAATCCAGATAGATATTATGGAAGTGATTTAAATAAATTAGTTGCTAAAGATTGTCGAAAAGATATGATGGTGATGAATATTGATTTAATTATAAATGATTACAATCAAAATAAATTAAAAATTGTTGAATCTAAACATTCAAGAGAAGAGTTAGGTGTAGGTCAACATTTACTATTAAAAAAATTATCTCAAATGGGAATTGATACTTATGTAGTTTATGGAGATGAGCCTTATGAAATGTCAAAAGTATATTCTTATAAAGCTGATAGAGAAATATTAATGAATAAACAAGAATTAATTAACTTTTTAAATAATACAAAATGATAGTTAATCATAGAAGTAGTGATGAATTTTTAGAATTGTCTAGGTTAGATAAGATTCCTTTGGGTTTAGGATTAGGTATTGATTTAGATGTTAACTTAAGATTCAAACGTGCTTCATTCAATATTGTGCTAGGACACGCAAATGTAGGTAAAACTTACTGGGTTTTATGGTACTTGCTTTGTTTGGCTAAAAAGCATAATCTTAAGCATCTAATTTATTCAGCCGAAAATAGTGTTAACGGATTGAAAAGAAATCTAATTGAATTATATGCAGGATGTAAGATTAAAGATATGTTACCTAAACAACTAGAAAATTGTAAAAACTTTATTGAATTGCATTTTGATTTCATAGATGCACAAAAGGCTTGGACTATTGAAGAATTTATGAAAGAAGTTCAAGTGTTAGGTGATTATGATACTTTAATGATTGACCCACACAATTCATTCTTAAAGCCAAAGTTTGCTAATGCACACGATTTGGATTATGAAATGGCTACAAAGTTGAGATTGTTTGCGAAAAAAACGAATACTTCAATCTATATGTGTATTCACGCAGCAACTGAAGCACTCCGTAAAACGCACAAAGCAGGTGATTATGAAGGTATGCCAATGGCACCGAATATGGCGGATGCTGAAGGTGGTGGTAAGTGGGGTAACCGTGCAGATGATTTCATTGTTATTCATAGATACCCAATGCACACAAACTTTTGGATGTTTACAGAAGTTCATATCAAGAAAGTTAAAGAAACTGAAACTGGTGGTAAGCCTACATTCGCAGCTGAGCCAATTATGTTTAAATTACAGAACGGAACACAATTTTTAAACGAAGGAAAAAACGTATTATGAAAGATATAGATATTGCTATTGCAAGACTAAACATAAAGGTAAGCATCAATAGATTGCTTTTTAGAAGTGCATTAGAACGTGTAAGCGAAGAAAAACAAAAAGTGATACTACGAGAAGCAAATGATTTAAACTATAGCTTAGAAGCCTTTAAAATGCTTCAAGACGATAATACTGCATTAACACGAACAAATGATGCTTTACGATTACAAATACTATATTTGAAGAAAGAATTAATTAAACAACAAGAAGATGAAATATTGTAAGGATTGCAAAGAATCATTTGAGCCTATTAAAAAGTTTAATTCTACTTTATCAACTAATAGATGTGAACTATGTTTAAAGACTGCACAAGCATTGAAAAATTTAGCCAGTATAAAGAAAGAAAAAAAGATTAAGCAGAAAGAAGATTTGTTAACGTTACAAGACTATCTTAAGATGACACAACAGGTGTTTAATTCTTGGATTAGACAACGTGATGCAGGATTGAATTGTATTTCGTGCGACAAGCCTTGTAAAAAAGAGAACGCAGGACATTACTTTTCTTCAGGAGGACACGCAAATGTAAGATTTGACGAGAATAACGTACATCTACAATGTGAATACTGTAATACATTTTTACACGGAAACTTAATTTTGTACGGTGTGAATCTAGAAAAGAAAATAGGAAAAGACG